GGCATTAGCAAGCGCGCCGCCACTGTTTGCTTTCAGAATCGCGGTGCCAGATGGCGGGGCAAGGTAGTCCGTACCCGCAGTAGCAGCAGAGAATGCACTAGCGCCGTTACCCTTAACAATGCCGGTTAAAGTTGCTACGCCCGTGCCGCCGTATGGCACGGTGACCTCGGTGCCCTTCCAGACACCCGTCGTCACTTCGCCGCTGTCGTTAACGACAAACGATGAGTTCTGCACCAGCTTGCCCGTCGTGCCATCGAACCTGGCCACCGCATTGTCGGTCGACGAAGCAGGACCAACGACATCGCCTGATCCGCCACCGCCAGAGGCTGCAATCGTAATAGACCCAGCAGCATTCGTGACTGTGATGCCACTACCTGCGGTTAACGTCGCTTTGGTTAGTGTGTTGCCTGTCGAATTACCAATCAGCAACTGACCATCAGTAAAACTAGTCTGACCGGTGCCGCCGTTAGCAACAGCAACCGCGCCGCTAATAATTGAAGCCGGTACATTTAGTGGAGTTGTTTGCTTGACGTAAATTTTTCCGGTGGAAGAATTTACAAAGGTCACAACGCCGACCTGAACAGTAATCCCTGTTGGGGGGACTGTGTTCATTAACTGGCCAGCAGAGTAGGGGCTTAGATATAAAACTTGTCCAACGGTAAAAGACCCTGTGTTTACATCATCAATGTTTCCGATAGACGTAACGTAACCAGCCGAGCCATTAGTTATCGGCCCATCAGTTAACCCGATAACGGCAGCAGTCGCAGCAACATCAGCTCTTGCTAACGCTACATTAGGATATGTTTGACCGCTAGAAGTTCCTGTAATGTAAACAGGAGAGCCATTGGGGATCGTTGACCCAGTATTGTTAATTACTTTAAATTGCAGATCATGGCCGATGTGAAAATCTACACCAGAAACATCAGCGTAATAGGATAGTGCTTTAGCCGTACTGTCGTACCAAACAAGTCCTTCAGCATACGTTGGCGCAGAAATAGCTGTGTGCGCTGTTGATCTCACGCCGGCCACCGCACCAGTGTCCGACACCGTGACGACGGAGTTCTGAATTAGTTTGCCAGTCGTCGTATCAAACCGAGCGAGCGCGTTATCTGTTGCTGAAGACGGCCCAACGACGTCGCCCGATCCAGCAGGCGTGCCCCATGACGCGTTCGTGCCGTCTGTCGTTAAAAATTTACCCGAGTTACCAGTCTGATCGGGCAGCGACGCTCCGCCACCACCGCCGCTTGCACCTTGATTGATGACAATCTTTAGACGGTCTGCAATGTCTGGCGGCAGTATTTCGCCGGCGTTGATCTGCCGACCGTCCGACAACTCGATAACTAAGCTGTTATCGAAGTCCAAAAAGACGTTAACGACCGATATGCCGTCTTGACCATCGACACCATTAACACCATCTTTGCCATCACGGCCTGGACGCCCGTCTTTGCCATCTTTTCCTGGCCTGCCTGGGTCACCATCTTTACCGTCACGGCCGTCAATGCCGTCTCTACCGTCCTTGATGTTAGAGATACGCTTCTCAAGCTGCGTACCTACACCTTCAAAACGGGTTCGAATGTCCGATTCGATCTTCTTTAGCGCTTGAACCACCAGATCGACGTTTTTGGCGACCTTTTGCTTTTGAAGTTCTTTGCTTTCGCGGATCGATTGCTGGATAGACTCGAGTGCGGCGAGTTTTTCCTCGTCGGTCATGGTGTCGAGGTTAGGGATGATGCTCATTTCAGCTCTCCCGCCAGTGACTCAAGAAAATCATTCTCTACCTTGGATAGATTCTCTCGTTTTGATTCCATTTGCAGCTCTACGATCTTCGATTTGTTCTTGATGTCAGCTTCTTTCAACATCAACTCAGCAAGTTTGACCCGTTTATCGAACTCTTTTGACGCTACGTCGGCTTGGGTAGGCAAATTCTGTGTCGTCGCCGACATGATCTTCGCTTCCGTCTCGACGGGCTTCAATCGTGCCTCGATCAACGTCTTCGTGGCCTCTGCACGGTTCTGTTCGGCCTGCGTCTGATTGACCGCGATCTGTGCCTGCGCTGCTTGCACCGCCAGTTGCTGCTGCATCTGCTGCATCTGCTGCTGTTCTGGGTTCGGTTGCGACATCTGATCGAGCGCTGACATCAACTCCATGCGGTTCGACAGTGAGCTGTTGGCCACGATGCCCTTCAAGATGATCGGCAGCACCGGTGTGTTCGGCCCCAAGGTCTGCAATAGCGAGATGAACTGCGCCTGCTCGTACTCGCGCGCGATAATACCTAGCGTTGCGGTCGGCACGAAGTTCATATCGACCGATGGATAGCGCTCGGGGTCGAATTGCATGTACCTAAACGCCGCCTTCTTAATGAACGGCACCAAGAAGTCTTCTTGGAAGTTCACCAGCGTGCGTTTGTACTTCTTAATGATCGATGCAACGGCCATCGACATGCCTGCACCGCCGCCATCGCGTGCAACTTGACTCACCATACCCTGTGAATCAAGCGTGCCGGTGGCTTGCAGCAGCATGTTCTCAAACTTCGCTGCGGTGGCCAGGTTGTCGTTGCTCGTTTGACCAAACTTGAACGGGAACAGAATCTCGTTCGGGTTACCGTTGGTCAGTAGCGCCTTGCCCGGGCGTACTTCGAACTTCATCCCGCGTGGCAGACGCGTCGCATCCATCGCCATCATCGGCGCAGAGGTCAGCGCCAGATTGTCCAGGTGCGAACGCACCTCGGCATCGATCGCTTTCTGCGAGTTGTACGCCTTCTCGACCGTCCCGCGCCCTGGCAGACGGTTCGGCACCGTGTCGTTCTGGTACGACAGCAGCGGACGATCCTTCATCATGTAAGGATTCTCTTCCGCCTTCAACAGTAGCCCGTCGTTGGCGATCACCACGATCGCCTCGACCATATCTTGATAGTCTTCTGCCGCCGAATCTTCCGGGAACAACTCAACGACGTCTTCGTCGTTGCCTGTCAGGTACTCACGCGGCACCAGACCGTAATAGGTCAGCAGTTTGACCTTCTCATCTTGGTACTGACTGATCTCTTGCGTGGGCTCGAGCTGCGTTTCTTCGTAGGTCGGGGTGATGTTGACCTTGCGATAGATGCCGCGCTCGATGTTGCGCACCACCTTGTGGATTGATACGTACTTCTCGACCGCCACGCCCATGCAATCATCGACGCTGGTGCCGTTCGGGTCCCACAAAAAGTTCTTCGGGTTCACCGGCACCAGCTTGACCGACACGCGCGGCTTTTCTAGCACACCAATGGCCGCCTGCCCCATCTGCCCGGGGATCGGCTGCGTCGCTGGGAGGTACTCCTTCTCCATCGACACCATGATTTCGCCCACGCCAGTGCCGTAAATCTCCGCCATCAGCTCGATTTGTTCCATCGATTTGCGGAGTTTGTCCTTCTTGAAGTCCTCCATCAACTGATTCTTGATCATCTCGACGTCCATCGGGTTACCGTCAACGTCTTGGATGTCGTCTTTGATGTCGAAGAACTCGCCGGAGCCGAAAATCGCCTCCATAATCTCGGCGTTTCGTGTTTCTACGGCCTGCTGTGTCGCGGGGGTGACGATGCGACTGCGTTCAGAGTCGCGTGTCTTGTCTTGAATGGCCCATTGGCCACGGAAGATACGCTCGTATTCTTCCCAATCCGGCAGAAAATTAGTATCGCGGTAGACGCGCCAGCGGTCGCAGTGGTCGGTGACAAACGCCACTAGTTCTTTATCAGCCTCGTCGGGCTGATCAAAGTCGTTTTGGTCCATCTTACACTCCAGCGATCACGTCGATTGGTTCCCAATCATCGCCCGCGTCGTCCTCAAAGTAAGAGGTTACGGCCAACTGATCTATGTAGGACAATGCATCGGGCAAGTCATCATGTACGCCCTGCGCAGGAAACAGCAGCAGTTGGTCGAGGAATGTTTCCCAGTCGCCGTCTTCGTTTAGCACAATGCGGCCATGCTCGAAACGACCCTGAAGTCCCCAGATTATCCGGTCGGCTTTCTTTCGGTTGCCATGCGTAAGGTCAACTATGTGCGAATATACATTATTCTTACGCATCAAGTCACTCAAATACGGCAAAACCGCGTTCTTTAGCGCCCCCCGCTCGATCCCCACCGACATCGGCCGGTAGTCGCGCAT